GGGTCATTAGCAGTCGATATACGTGCCACGGTATCACCGTGTAGTATGCCAAGTGCAAGCCGACCCACAGGTAAACCCGCCATGCGAGCCTTTCCTGCTAAATTCGCGACCGCATACTCCGTAGAGGAGGATTTATATATGCGGCGCGCCACCTTCTCTGCGACCAAGTCTGATATTATGACTTTTTCTAAAGCATTGCGCGATAGAGTGGTCGCTTTCCGAGTGGCGTTAGCGATTTTCTTGACAACCCTGGCGATATGCTCAGGGCCGAGATCGAAGGATGCACATATACTCTTCGCATATGAGCAAACTCCTGGTAATGCGTCGTACTTAACGACGTCATCATATAAGCCAGTTTTACGTCGCGGCTCGACGAAACTCCAGTCCAACTGCGCGTTCACATCATTACTGATCCCGCCCTGTAACACGTGTGAATTCGCTAGTAACTCGACGTCACTGGGTGGCATTTGAAAGACTCTGGCGTTGTTTCTGTAAGCGTCTTTCAACAGTGCGTCCGTCACTGTCTCTGGCGCACCCCGAGCAGATAATTCCTGAATGCGTGTGACGTGGGCCTGCAATGAGTCGCGTACGTTCTCGGGTATACCCGCTTCTGCGCGAGCGTGCACCGCAGTGGCGACGGCACGAGTCAGATACTGCGCCCCGGTCGGAGACTTAGCTTCCCTGTCGACGCGCAGAAACTCACCTATGCCCGCAATGACACACTTAGCCGGCTGAGCACGTATACCATGGTCGCGAGCCCTCTTGAGCGACACCACAGCATCTTGCACACTAGGATAATACATGAGCACATCATCACCATTGTGGACGGAGTCGAGAGCCGATGAGAGCGTGCCAGCCCAATCAAGATAGACTTGGTTAAGGACCGTATTAACAAGTGTCGTCAACCGCCAGCCAGATAGAAGTGTGCCATGCGAGTTGTACGGGTGCGCACCCTCAACACGCTGCACGCCGACACTCTGAATAACCCACAACATTGCTTCACGCTGGTCTGCACTCATGCTTGGACCGTGCACGTCGTAGTAAGCCGTGACAACAGCCAACATCGAGCTAAGGCTGTGTTGGCTGTTGAAGTCGGCAAAGTCAAAGCACACAGGTATCCCCTCAGCACCTGCGAGCTTGACGCGTGCAGCTACATACTTCTCATTAGCCTTCCTGCCTATCGGGAAAAGATGTGATAAAGTCTCCTCAGCCGCTGGCATAGCGAAATCTGTCAGCTCATAGGACGTGAAGTCGGTACCATAAATAGCCCGTTCCTTACCCCATTCCGATTTCGTCGAAGGCCAGGCTACGATCTCTGGCTTACGCGAAGTGAAGTGCGTGATCTCGTAGTCTGGCATCTGCAAAACTGAAAAGAATTTTGTCCTGAATTGTCGCTCGCGCATGATGAAGGGTTGGTCCGCATCATACTGCGAGTGCATACTTCCTGTCGGCGTGCTGGCCCAGCGCCTTGCCCAGTATGCTGACCACTTCTCATTGGCGTACACGTAACCATTCGCCACAGCCCCAGCAAACAATTTAACTGCTCTAGAGTGTACGTCACCGTAGGCTATATCGACAACTTGTGGGCGCTGACGGTGTTCACGTTCAGCATTCCAGTCCACAACGCCGATACCGCGGTTCAATAAGACTTGCAACTCGAAGCATTGTTGTAAAGGCAAATCCGTGTAGTGCTGATGCATCTTCAAGTCTGCGCTCATAGTCTTGGCCTTCTCTCCCCAGTCGTCGATCGATCGGCAGCTCCAGAGGTGTTCAGAACATAACACGATGGTAGCTAGCTCCTGATCCGCAGACGCAAACCACAACAGCATTCCAGCAGCCCACGCCTGTGTGCCGCGCACCTGCATTACCACATACAACGCGCGACAAGAAAAGACGAAACCTCGTTGACGCAGTTTCTGGACCGCCTCACCTGGTGTGACAAGGACGTGGTGCTCACCCGTCACTTTCGACACAGGCCAGTGATGGTTTATCTCCGACGTCGCCTCAGGGTCGTTTTTCCAAAGCCTGTCCAACAAGTGGGCCGTGGCGTTACCTGGTCTAGGCAGACGTTCACCCCAAAAATAGGCCAACGCTAGGTGACGTCCTGTCGTCCCGTAGTCAATCAGTGGTTGACACGCCAATAAAGATATACCTGCACACTGTGCTGTACGGCGCACCCCGTTCGTAAGGAGACCGAGCTCACCGTAGATGGCCGTCCCTTTCTTCATACGTACAGCTAGTGTCATACAACACTCGCCACGTATGGCATCCCAACGCCGCATAACGCTTGCAGTCAGGGTGTATTCCTCTACAGCCACCAGCGCGTATTGCGCGCTGTAGCAGTCCGTTTCAATTAACCGTTGTGATTCGTCCATTGTTAGGCACATCGGCGCCGAGGTCCATGTCCTCGGCGCTGTCATCCTGTGCCCGCGTCTTCCGCCAGCGGCAGGTCGAGTGGCGGTGGCAGTGGTATAGGTGGTGGGGGGACCGCCACGCTTGGCGTCTCCATCACACGAAAACCCTGTGCTCGGAAATCATCCCTGTCAGGTACGCCGACTCTGATCGGCAAGTATGACTGAGTGAGCGCCCTCCCAATCAGTGATATTCCAATTGCCGGCGGTGGTTTGAAAGCATCCCTCTGCGTGATGCGCATACCGCGGCCAGCTGTCACAATGACCCGGTCATCAATGCCAATGTCAAGGTACCAAGTTGTTTGTTCAACCGGTAACACCGGGTTGGGCAAGAAGACGTGTGCGCGTGGCTCTAGGGAAAAAATCTCCACCGGCAACACGTCTAGAGTGACATCAGGGCGAGGCCGAGACGCCAGAGAGCTCGCGTTACTCGCCCAGTTTCCGTTGAATGATTTTCCCATGTAGTTCATTTCGAGGTTGTAACCAGCCAGCCGCGTGATAATGCCTGCGGTCCATGCACATTTAAGGTTATCAACCATCCACCCGCGCGGTCCACGTTTAATTGTTACCTCACTGTGTGAAGACAAGCAACCGAGATGTCCACCCTTGCTCGTACGTCCCATAACATGGGTCAACGAACACGGCGGCGGCACGCTGGTCACGACAACAAAATGTTTACCGTTGCGTTCGGTTAGTTCATAACCTGAAGTACCAATATCGATAACAGAAACCGGCAGCAACATCGGATCCGCCTTGTCCCAGGGTGAGAAATTGACGCCTATGCCATTGGGCACAGGGCAATACTCCGTGTTACCAGTCACCAGGGCTGCATGACCGTAATAGGCAGCACCAACCATCTCACTCGCGTTGGCCTCGCTCAGTTGCGAAGCCAGACCCGAGTCATGAGCATAGAGGCCTGATTCAATGAAGTACCTACCCCAACGTGACAGGGCCGTGAACATGCCGCCCTGGACGTTGACAGACATCCCGGCTTTTTGCCACCAAGCCCACGACGAAGTGACCTCTGTGTCGTGTCCATATGGTTGTCCTGACCGTAGCAGGTAATAGCTACCACGCCAGGCGTCGAATAACGGCAGATGTAACGTCCTGTCGCGTTTGAGCCAGGCATAACCTTCTGCCACATCGGGCACCGGCGCAAGGGCGATCTGCATCATGATAGCCATGGCGGCTTGGAACGCCGCCTGGAGCCGATTGCCTACTACATAACCGTCGAGCGCGCGCCTGACTTCAGCAGCCGTGACACTCGAAAAGTCGATCACGTCGTCTTTGACCGTCTGTTCCGTAATACATATTTCACCCGCTAGACGAGGAATGTCCAAGTCAAATGCAAGACGCGTCGTGCGCTTCCGACCACGTAGATGTGAGATCACGATTTTTGCCAGTTTACCAGGTAGATTAGCAACGTACATCGTCGGCCGTTCAGGGCCGATAGACGCATGTGTTTGCATAAAATATGATACGCTTACTGGCGTATCACCATGCCATGTCGCGCTCATCCCGGCTGGGGCAAAGAAATCAAGGAGGTCCATCTTCACGTGGCCGTCATCGTACCCTTTGAGTTCCGGTTTCGTGGCAGATTCCTTGTACAAGAGAACGTGGTATGTAGAGAGCAACGCCACAAGTAACGATATTTGTGAGTCTGACCGCATGTATTCAGCCGGTGTAGCATGTGCCTGCAATAACGCATCACGAGCGATGCCTCCACGACTGGCCAGTGCTGCCATCAACGTTTCTGGATGTATATAACCATCCTCACCGATAAGTCGAACATCAATGCCGCGAGGATCATTGATGGGCTCTACCATATGAACACCGACGTAGCCATAGCCAGTGTAACCTTCAGACGAGAAATATTGACGGGTCCTAGCCGCATCACCTGTTTTGACAGAAGCTGTCACTTGTTTCTTGACGGTAAAACCGCCGATTGTCGCGATCTCAGAGAATATGGTATCGGCCACGAGGCCTAACGCACTCTTGATTGCGGAAAACATCCCGGGGATTAATTCGG